ATGACGACTTGGTTGACTCTACGACACTAGCTTTAATGAGATTTAGACAGGGTGGTTTTATACGACTGCCATCAGATGAACCAGACGAGCCACAATATTGGCGACGTAAAGCAGTTGGATATTATTAAGGACAAAAAATGGCGACTAATATAGATAAAGCACTGGGGCAAGCCCCGGTCGGGATGACTGAAGAAGATCTGATGGAGGTTGTGGGTGAGCCTGCGCTAGAGATTGAGATCGAAGATCCTGAGAAAGTAGAAATTGAAGCCGGAGGCATGGAGATTACTCTAGTGCCTGAAGAGCCCGGCGAGGGCGATTTTAACGCTAACTTGGCAGAGTTTATCCCTGAAGATGAGTTGCTGCAGATTGCCGGTGAGTTGGTAGCTGAGTTTGAAGAAGATCTGAACTCGCGCAGGGACTGGATGCAGACTTATGTAGATGGGCTAGAGTTACTGGGTATGCAGATTGAAGAACGGGCTGAGCCTTGGCCCGGTGCGTGTGGGGTGTATCACCCGTTGTTGTCAGAAGCGCTTGTGAAGTTTCAGGCTGAGACCATGATGGAGACGTTCCCGGCAGCAGGCCCAGTTAAGACACAGATTATTGGTCAAGAGACCAAAGAGAAAGAAGAAGCTGCCACTCGTGTCAAAAATGACATGAACTATGAGTTGACCGAGAACATGGTGGAGTACCGCCCTGAGCATGAGCGGATGTTGTGGGGTTTGGGTCTGTCTGGTAATGCGTTCAAAAAGGTGTATTACGACCCGAATATTGGGCGTCAAGTGGCGATGTATGTACCTGCTGAGGATATTGTGGTGCCGTACGGTGCGAGTAACCTAGAGACGGCAGAGCGTGTCACACATGTCATGCGAAAGACCCCAAATGAGATGCGTAAATTACAAGTCAGTGGCTTTTATCGGGATATTGAGCTAGGCGACCCTATCGACACATTTGACGAAGTTGAGAAAAAGATTGCCGAGAAGATGGGCTTTAGAGCCACGCAGGATGACCGCCACAAGATCCTAGAGATGCACGTCCACCTTGACCTGCCGGGATATGAAGATGTAGACAGTGACGGCAACCCCACAGGCATAGCCCTGCCATATGTTGTGACAATAGATAAAGCCTCTGAGACTGTTCTGGCTATCCGCCGTAATTGGAACCGTGAAGATACTGCACAGCTAAAACGTAATCACTTTGTGCATTACTACTACATTCCGGGTTTTGGCTTTTATGCCTTTGGTCTGATCCATCTGATCGGTGCGTTTGCCAAGTCAGGTACGAGTATTTTGCGTCAGTTGGTCGATGCCGGTACGCTGTCTAACCTGCCCGGTGGGTTTAAGACCAAGGGTATGCGTGTTAAGGGTGATGACACACCGATTGGCCCGGCTGAGTGGCGTGATGTAGATGTGGCTAGTGGGACGATGCGTGACAATATTATGCCCTTGCCCTACAAAGAGCCAAGTCAGGTGCTCGCGGGGTTGATGGAGCGCATTATTGAAGAAGGTCGTCGGTTTGCTTCGGCTGCTGATTTGAAAGTGTCTGATATGTCGGCTCAGTCTCCGGTTGGGACTACTCTGGCTATTCTGGAGCGTACACTAAAAGTAATGAGTGCTGTTCAGGCGCGAGTGCACTACTCGATGCGTCAAGAGTTTAGACTCTTAAAAGACATTATCCGTGACCATACAGACGACGAGTATGACTATGAGCCGGTAGGGGAAACCCCTAGAGCCAAGCGCTCTGATTACGACATGGTTGAAGTGATCCCAGTCAGTGATCCTAACTCAGCCACAATGTCCCAAAAGGTTGTACAGTATCAAGCAGTCCTCCAGTTGGCTCAATCAGCACCCGACCTTTACGACCTACCGCTTCTACACCGACAAATGCTAGAAGTCTTGGGAATCAAAAATGCAGCTAAGTTGGTGCCTGTGGAGGACGACTACAAACCGCGTGATCCCGTGTCTGAGAACATGGACATTATCAACAGTAAGCCTGTTAAAGCATTCATTTATCAAGATCACGAAGCGCATATCGCAGTCCACATGGCTGCAGCCCAAGACCCCAAGATTCAACAAATGATCGGTCAAAGCCCGAACGCACAGGCAATGGGCGCTGCCCTTGCGGCTCATGTCCAAGAACACTTGGCGTTTGCGTATCGCAAACAGATTGAAGACGCTGCAGGTGTACCCTATCCTGCCCCAGACGCTGAGATGGACGAGACCACAGAGCTTGAGATTTCCCGTCTGGCTGCCGCAGCAGCAGATAAGGTCTTGCAGATCAACAAGAATGAGATTCAAGCTAAACAGGCTGAGCAAGCCCAGAACGATCCGATTGTCCAGATGCAACAGATGGAGCTTCAGATCAAAGCCAAAGAAGTTGAGATTAAAGAGAAACAGTTGGCAGTATCTGCCGCTGAAAAAGCCGATCGTCTCAAGCTTGAGCAAGAACGCATCTCCTCACAACGTGAGATCGCAGGCCTACAGACCGGGGCTAAATTAGCCACCGACCAAGCCAAACTGTCTGCGGAACAACAACGTGATGGGGTTCGTCTTGGGCTAGATATTGGTAAAGAACTCACTGCTGATGAGCTAGAAGCCGAGCGTTTAGAGCTAGAAAAACTGCGCCTGCAGTTACAACAGATGCAGCAAGCCCAACAAACGCAACAAATGCAACAGCAACAAACGCAACAAACACAGCAAGGAGAATCTGAATGAATGACGACTTATTAAAGCACCTCTCAACCAAAATCAAAGAGGAACAGGATGTGCTTTTTGACGAACTTGGCCTTGGCACGGCTAAGGACTACGGGGACTACAAGTATGTTTGTGGGATTATCCGTGGGCTAATGATTGCCAATAATATTTTGGCTGAAACCTCTGAACAAATGGAGAAATTTGATGGGTGAGATACTTATCGGCACGAACCCCGATAACCCGCAAGTAGTTGGTGCGGTGGACAGGGAAGCTGCCGCAGAACGAAAAGCGAAACAATTACCTGAACCTGCTGGATATCGTATTTTATGTGCTTTGCCTGAAATTGAGGAGAAGTATGAGAGCGGTATTCTTAAATCAGATGAAACACGTCATTATGAAGAAGTACTGACCACTGTTTTGTTTGTGGTTAAGCTTGGGCCCGATTGCTATAAGGATGAGTCACGTTTTCCTAGCGGGCCTTGGTGTAAAGAGGGTGATTTTATTCTCGTGAGACCACACGCAGGAACCCGTATCAAGATTCACGGTAAGGACTTCCGCATGATTAACGACGATGCGGTTGAAGGTATTGTTGAAGACCCACGCGGCATTAGCCGAGGATAAGGAGTTAATATGGAAACGCAAGCACAAACACAAGCGCAACCTAAAGAAGATGATTTTGAATTTGAGATTGAGACTGATGAGCAAGAAAATCAGGAGCCTGATACAGAGTCGAAACAGGCTGATAAACCTCAAGTTGAAATAGAGGACGATACGCCCGAAGAGGATCGCAACCGTACCCCACTGCCAAAAGAATTGGTAGAGCGTTTGGAACTTGACGAGTTGGATCAATATTCAGATGACGTTAAAACCAAACTCAAGCAGCTAAAAAAGGTTTGGCATGACGAGCGTCGTGAGAAAGAAAGGGCTTTTCGTGAGCAACAAGAGGCTATTCGCGTTGCTGAGCGTTTGATGCAAGAGAATAAAAATCTTAAATCGACACTAAGTCAGGGTGAAGAAACGCTTGTCACGACGTATAAACAAGCTGCTGAACTAGAAATGGAGGCAGCTAAACGGGCTTATAAAGAGGCATATGACTCTGGCGACTCAGATAAACTGCTTGAAGCCCAGCAAAATCTGAATAATGCGTCATATAAGCTACAACAGATTAATAATTACAAACCTCGACCTGCAGAAGTTGACACAAACCAAAATATTCAGCAAAATACTCCTCAAGTACCACGTCCTGATGAAAAAACCCTAGCATGGCAACGCAATAATCCGTGGTGGGGTACAGATTCAGAGATGACAGCTTCGGCTCTTGGGCTACACCAAAAGCTAGAAAGGGAGTTTGGGGCGTCTTTCGTGGGGACAGATGAATATTGGAAGCGTGTGGACGACACAATGCGTCGCAGGTTTCCCGAGTACTTTGGAACTATGAACAGCGAGGCACAAAAACCCGCTGGGCGTGAAGCTAAACCAGCCACAGTGGTTGCTCCAGCGTCCAGAAGCACATCCCCCAAAAAGATTGTGCTGAAAAAGTCGCAGTTAGCTCTGGCTAAACGACTTGGATTAACTCCTGAGCAATATGCACGGGAATACGCTAAAACATTGGAGAACTAAAATGGCTCAAAATAGACTTGCACGCGAAATCGAAGACCGAACTGCTGCTGAACGCCCTAAACAATGGCAACCGGCATCCGCACTGCCGGAACCAGACAAGCAGCCCGGTTATGCATATCGTTGGGTACGTGTTTCGACACTGAATGAGGCAGACCCCCGCAACATGTCAGCAAAAATGCGTGAAGGCTGGGAACCCGTTCGGATTGAGGAACAACCCAAATTTAAGTTACTGGTCGATCCAAAC